GAGCGGGGTAAAACCCGTGGAAAGATGTGCTAACTATGATATCCAGTCGCGGTATGGGAGCCATGCTCCCCAATAAAATGCCAAAAGGCAAGAAGAAAGCTCGGCGGGACGACACTGACTTTACTCAATACAAAGAAGGCGGTGTCGTTAAAGCTGCTGGTGGTTTGTATGCCAACATCGCTGCCAAGAAAAAACGTATAGCTTCTGGCTCTGGTGAGAAGATGCGCAGTGCAGGCTCGGCTGGTGCGCCCAAAAAGAGTGACTTTGTTAACGCTGCAAAGACTGCAAGATTTGCTGCGGGCGGTCTGGCGCAACAAGCAGCCACAGCTATTGCTATGAAGGCCAAAGGTGTAAAACCTAAGAAGATGGCAGAGGGCGGTAAGTCTACGGTTAACGCCGCAGGTAACTACACCAAGCCAGAACTACGTAAACGCATATTTAATGCTGTAAAAGCAGAAGCCACAGCAGGCACTGGCGCAGGACAATGGTCAGCTAGAAAAGCACAAATGGTTGCACAGCGCTATAAAAAAGCAGGCGGAGGCTACAGAGATTGAAAGCCCCTCAGAAATCTCTTAAAGATTGGGGCGACCAGAAATGGCGCACCAAGTCTGGTAAACCGTCAAGCAAGACGGGTGAGAGATATTTGCCTGAAAAAGCCATTAAGTCTTTAACCTCAGCAGAATACGCAGCTACAACCAAAGCCAAGAGAGCTGGCAAAGCCTCTGGTAAACAGTTTGTAGCTCAACCTAAAAATATTGCAAAGAAAACGGCAGGCTTTAGATGACCACTACCGGCTCAACACTTTTCAATATGGACTTCACGGAGATCGCCGAGGAGGCTTGGGAGCGTGCTGGCCGAGAGATGCGTTCTGGTTATGACCTCAAGACCGCCCGGCGGTCTATGAATCTAATGACCATCGAGTGGCAGAACCGTGGCATCAACATGTGGACAATAGAGCAAGGGTTTATTAACTTAACTTCGGGTTTAAACACATACGCCTTACCACTGGACACCATAGACCTTCTGGAACATGTGATTAGAACAGGTGCAAATACAGCATCTACACAGGCTGACCTTACCATTACACGTATCAGTGTTTCTACCTATGCGACCATTCCGAACAAACTTCAACAAGCCCGTCCCATCCAAGTCTTTATTCAAAGATTGTCTGGTGAAACTAACCCAACGTCCTCAACGCTGAGTGCAACTATTACTTCTACAGCAGACACGATTACGCTTAGTACAGTAGTTGGATTGGCCGGATCGGGTTTTATCCGTATTGATAGCGAAGATATTTACTATACTTTTGTTACAGGGAATACCCTAGGTGGTGTATTCCGTGGACAAAATAACACCACGGCAGTTGGGCACACAAGCGGTACGGCTATTTTTGTACCTCAACTTCCAGCCGTGACTGTCTGGCCTACGCCAGATAACAGCACACCTTATCAATTTGTTTACTATCGACTGCGTAGAGTGCAGGATGCTGGCGCTGGTGTAGAAACTGCTGACATGAACTTTCGCTTCCTTCCATGCCTTGTAGCTGGATTAGCGTATCACATTGCCATGAAAGTACCGGAGTTAGCACCCCGATTAGATATGCTCAAAGGCGTGTACAACGAGCAATTTGATTTGGCCGCTGGTGAGGATCGTGAAAAAGCTGCGGTGAGATTTGTGCCCCGTCAGATGTTCATTGGTGGGAGCTATTAATGGGTAATCGTTTTGCTTCTGGCAAAATAGCGATTGCTGAATGCGACCGCTGTGGTCAGCAGTACCAGTTAAAGCAGCTTAAGACGGAGATCATCAAGCAGCGTAAATACGAGTTGTTAGTCTGTCCTGAGTGTTGGGATCCAGATCAACCCCAGTTGATGCTTGGAACGTTCCCAGTGGATGATCCGCAGGCACTGCGTAACCCACGCAGGGACACCACGTATGTAACTTCTGGTGTGAATGCGGCTGGGAATTTGTCCGGTGGTTCAAGAGACATCCAGTGGGGCTGGAATCCGGTCGGCGGGGCCAGTAATTTTGATGCAGCGCTGACACCAAATTACTTGGTGGCAACGACATTTGTTGGTACAGTAACCATTACTTAGGAGTTCAATATGTTCAGTAAAAAAATGATGGGCAAAGAGGTGGGCGATGCGGCTGTATATGCACCTCCCCACACAATGACAGGCAAGCCTGTCAAACCTTCAGCCACGTCAGGCCCTAACCGAAGTGATGCAGGCTCAGTCAATATGTCTGTTGGTGGCATTAACCGTAGACCTGCGCCAGCAGCTAAGACCAGTGGCATCAAAGTCCGTGGTACAGGCGCGGCTACTAAAGGTTTGATGGCTCGCGGCCCAATGGCTTAAGGTTTGTATGGCAACACTAGGTTCGTTGACTTATGCTCAATTGGTGACTGCGGTAAGCGATTACACGCAGAACACCTTCGACACTACTGACATGAATACCATGATTCAGCAGGCGGAGCAGCGCATCTATAACACTGTACAACTGGCTAACTTACGTAAGACATCAAGTACTGCTTTAACACCAAGCGTAAATACTTTTAATGCGCCTACAGATCTGTTGTCTGTGTATTCTTTTGCTGTGATTAATGCAAGTGGAAATTACGTCTACTTGCTCAACAAAGACCCAGCGTTCATGCAAGAGGCTTATCCTAACCCTGCTACAACAGGAATTCCAAAGCATTACGCACTTAACGGCCCCTCATCGCCTGTGACTCAGTTGCAGTTTATTTTAGGGCCTACTCCTAGTTCTGCATTAGTCACAAACCTAAGTTATTTTATTATGCCTGAGTCGATTGTTACAGCAACAACCACATGGCTCAGTGAGCATTTTAGTTCTGCGTTGTTGTACGGTACGTTGTGTGAGTCAGGTGTATACATGAAAAGCGGAACGGACGACGGCATGTATAAGTTGTACCAAGAACGGTACGTTCAAGCTATTGCTTTACTTAAGAACTTGGGCGATGGAAAACAACAAACAGATAGTTTCCGTACTGAGACAAGGATAGAAGTATCGTGAGTAGTATCCTTCAAACCCAAACGACCAGCTTTAAAAAAGAGCTTTATACAGGCGTTCATAACCTATCTTCCAATACGTTAAAGATTGCTTTGTACACGGCTGCGGCTGATTTAAACGAAGCCACCACCGTGTACAGCGCAACTAACGAAGTAAGTGGTGGTGGGTATGTTGCAGGCGGAGTAACGCTTACAGGTGTAACTATTAGTTCCTCTGAATATACAGCTTTTGTAGACTTTGCTGATGTTGTGTTTAGCGCATCTGTGACGGCTCGTTGCGCTTTGATCTACAACTTTACCCAAGGCAACAAGTCTATCGCTGTGTTGGATTTTGGGTCGGACAAGACATCTACAAATTTCACAATTACAATGCCTGCTAACACTGCTACGGCGGCGTTAATTCGCAGTTCAAACTAAAGGTAGATCATGCCAAGTACCTACTCAAACCTAAAGATTGAGCTAATCCCAACTGGCGCACAGTCTGGTGTATGGGGTGTAACCACAAACGCCAACCTTGGTACTGCTATTGAGCAAGCCATCGTAGGCACTGCTACTTCTGTCACCGCTGACTTTACGTCTAACGTAGCCACATATACGCTAATTGATACAAACGCGTCCCAGACCGCCCGTGCGTTTGTTTTAAACGTTACAGCTACTTTGACAGCCGCAGGGACAATCAATGTTCCGGCCATCCAAAAGCCTTACCTTGTCTTTAACAACTCTGTCGGTGGGTTTGCTGTCACTGTTAAGGTTAGCGGCCAGACGGGTGTAAGCATCCCTAACGGCAAGAAAGCTTGGCTCTATAACACTGGTACAGACGTAGGTGTAGCGTTTGACTATGCACCTAGCTTGTCTTTAGGTACTGCTTTACCAGTGTTGTCCGGCGGTACAGGTGTGACAACTTCTACTGGTTCAGGTAATGTTGTTCTGTCAACTAGCCCTACATTGGTCACTCCCATTCTTGGAACACCAACATCTGTTACGTTGACAAATGCAACCGGATTGCCAATTTCAACTGGTGTTAGTGGTTTGGGTGCTGGCGTAGCTACTTTCTTGGCCACGCCATCATCTGCTAATTTGGCTTCTGCTGTGACCGATGAAACAGGCACTGGCAGTTTAGTTTTTGCAAACACACCTACTTTGGTTACGCCTAATATTGGAACACCATCTGCGGCTGTACTAACCAATGCAACGGGGCTGCCTTTAACCACTGGTGTGACTGGTCTTCTCCCCGTAGCAAATGGAGGTACAGCAACATCAACCCCTAGCATTGTGGCGGGTGCAAACGTCACAGTTTCAGGCACTTGGCCTAACCAGACCATTGCGGCAGTTGGCACAGGCTTTGGCGATGTATCTGGCCCAGCTTCTGCAACAGACAATGCCATCACAAGGTTTGACGGTACAACTGGAAAGATAGTTCAAACGTCTTTAGTGACTGTAGCTGACGATGGTGCAATTACAGCACCGCAAGTTGGGTCGGTTATTCCTTTTTACTATGCTAACCAAGCGGCGTTTCCCTCTGCGGCTACGTATCACGGCGCATTGGCTCACTCACACGCAGACGGGGCAATGTTCTTTGCTCACAGCAGTGTGTGGGTTAGGCTATTAGACAATGGTGGGCCATTAGGAACGCCTAGTAGTGGCACAGCAACTAACTTAACTGGCTTGCCATTGTCCACGGGTGTAACTGGAACACTCTCAGCGGCAAATGGTGGCACAGGCGTAGCAAACAACGCTGCCATGACAGTAACGGGTTCGGGCAACTTTGCCTACACAAGAACACTTACTGGCACAACAAACGTCACATTTCCCACAACGGGAACTTTGTCCACATTGACGGGCACAGAAACTTTAACCAACAAAACCATTGAAGCTGGCACGTTCACCAACGGCTATACAGAGGAAGTATTTACTGGCAATAGCTCAACTGCTATCACGCTAGACTTAGCTAACGGCACAGTACAAATCATCACCCTGACAGGCAATTGCGTTTACACATTCCCAACACCAGTAGCGGGTAAAAGTTTTACCTTGATACACCTACAAGATGCAACAGGCTCACGCACAGTCACATGGCCTTCTACGGTTGATTGGCCTAGTGCAATTGCACCAACTTTGACGGCTACGGCATTAAAGGCTGACAAGTTTGTGTTTACAGCAATTAGCGGTACAAGCTGGCTGGGTAGTGTGGCTGGTCAGAACTACACTGTTTAAGGGCTATTATGTTTTCAAGTAACAGCTCACAGGTTAGTTCAGCAGCGCCTAAAGTATTGGCGGTAGCTTTTCTTTCTTCTCCCTACATTATTGCGTACTCATGGGGTACAAGCGGGTTTAGAGGTACGTATAGTAACCCAGCTACATTGCCTGCATCTTCTGCCTTTGGTGTAACTTTTAGTTCTGATGGCTTATATATAGCTGTAGTCAATCAATCATCGCCATACATTGATGTTTACCCTTGGTCTGCTAGTGGATTTGGAACTAGGTATGCTAACCCCGCAACATTACCAACGGGCGGTGGAGATGACGTAGTTTTTAGTCGTGATGGTTCCGCAATAGCTGTAGCTCATACCAACACGCCTTATGTATCAGTTTATCCTTGGTCAAGTTCTGGTTTTGGTACTAAGTATGCTAATCCAGCTACATTGCCTACTAATAGTGGAAACGGAGTAGCCTTCAGTCCCAATGGTTCCGCAATAGCAGTTGCCCACCAAACATCACCATTCATTTCAGCTTACCCTTGGAGTGGTTCTGGCTTTGGTACTAAATACACTAACCCAGCTACATTGCCTTCTAGTACTGGACAGAGTGTAGCCTTCAGTCCTGATGGTTCTGCAATAGCAGTAGGCTCTGACAATACGCCCTATATTCAAGTTTACCCTTGGAGTGGTTCTGGCTTTGGTACAAAATACGCCAACCCAGCTACATTGCCAACGGGTGCTGCACTTGGTGTAGATTTTAGCCCAGATGGTTCTGCAATAGCAGTTGCTAACGAAAATAATACACCATACGTTTCTGCCTACCCGTGGTCTGGCTCAGGTTTTGGTACTAAGTATGCAAACCCAGCTACGTTGCCTACAGGTAGTGGGCAAGATGTAGCCTTTAGCCCTGATGGGTCTGCTATTGCAGTAGCTCACACTAATACACCATTTATCACCGCCTATCCTTGGAGTGGTTCTGGCTTTGGTACTAAGTACACTAATCCTGCTTCATTGCCAACGGCTACGTGTAACGGCGTAGCATGGGGCACAGTTGGCGATGCAAGGTATTCACAGTTTGTGGCTGTTGCTCACGGCACTTCGCCATTTATTAGTGCCTACCCTTGGAGCAATACCAGTGCGCTAGGGTTTGGCACTAAATTTACCGATCCTGCTACATTGCCTGCTAGTACTGGACGTAGTGTTGCTTTTAGCCCAGATGGTTTAGCTATTGCAGTAGGCCACAACACTACACCATTTATCACTGCCTACTCTTGGAGTAGTTTAGGTTTTGGCGCTAAGTATACTAACCCAGCAACACTTCCAACAGATACTTGCAACGGCGTTACATTCAGCCCAGATAGCTCTACTATTGCAGTAGCTTTTGGAAGTACGCCATATATATCAGCCTACCCTTGGAGTAGTTCAGGTTTTGGAACTAAATACGCTGACCCCGCAACTTTGCCTACTGGTGGTGGAGAAAGTGTAGCTTTTAGTCCTGATGGTTCTGCAATAGCAGTAGCTCACACTACAACCCCATTTATATCCGCTTACCCTTGGTCTGGTTCAGGTTTTGGCACTAAATATACTAACCCAGCAACACTTCCTACTGGCGTATCAAATGGCGTAGCATTTAGCCCAAACGGTTCTGCTATTGCTGTTGCTCACGGTACTTCGCCATTTATTAGTGCATATCCTTGGTCAGGTTCAGGCTTTGGAACGAAATACGCCAATCCCGTTACATTGCCACCGAGCACTGGTTTAAGCGTAGCTTTTAGTCCTGATAGTTTAACAATTGCAGTTAGTAATAATATTAGCACGCCTTTTGTTTCAGCTTACCCTTGGTCTGGTTCAGGATTTGGAACTAAGTATGCCAATCCAGCAACAGTCCCAACGGGCACTGCGGGTGGCGTAGCTTTTAGTACTGATGGTTCAGCAATAGCGGTAGCTCACGACACAACACCCTTTGTGTCAGCTTACCCTTGGTATGGTTCTGGCTTTGGTACTAAATACGCTAACCCCACTACACTACCTACAGGTAATGGAGAAGGCGTAGCATTTGGACAAATTACTAATCCACAGTACCCACAATATTTGGCTGTAGCTCACGGCACAACACCATTTATATCAGCATACCCTTGGGACGGTGCTGGTTTTGGAACTAAATATACTAACCCCGCTACGTTGCCAACGGTTCAAGGAAATGGTGTCGCTTTTAGTCCTACTGGTTCTGCAATAGCTGTGTGCGATAATGGGTCTCCATATATATTAGCCTACCCGTGGAGTAATAGTGGTTTTGGAACCAAGTATTCTAACCCCGCTACACTACCTACTAATGATGGAGAAAGTGTAGCTTTTAGCCCCAATGGGTCTGCAATAGCCGTAGGTAGCGCAAACTCACCAGTTATTTTGGTCTATCCTTTTTCTGGAAGCGGGTTTGGAACCAAGTATGCTAACCCCGCAACATTACCAACAGGATTTGGAAACGGAGTAACATTTAGCCCTGATAGTTTAAATGTTGCAGTAGCTCATGTTGACTCACCATTTGTAACGGTCTACCCTTTTTCTGGAAGTGGGTTTGGTACTAAATATTCTAATCCCGCCACATTGCCTACAGGTGCTGGAAACGGCGTAGCATTTAGTCCTGATGGTTTAAATATAGCTGTAGCACACACTACAACGCCATCTGTATCAGCCTACCCTTGGTCTGGTAGCGGCTTTGGAACTAAATATGCTAACCCAGCTACGTTACCTGCTGGTGATGGAAAAGGGGTAGCATTCAGCCCAGATGGTTTAAATATAGCAATAGCGCATACTTCATCCCCATATATATCAGCTTACCCTTGGTCAGGTAGTGGATTTGGTACTAAGTACGCAAACCCAGCTACGTTGCCTACTGGTTCTGGAAATGGTGTAGCATTTAACCCTAGTGGTTCTGCTATTGCTGTAGCACATAGCATATCACCTCGTATAACCGCATATCCTTGGAGTGGTTCAGGTTTTGGTACTAAATACACTAATCCAACTACGTTACCAACGGATGATGGACGAGGCGTAGCATTCGGACAAATTACTACTTAACTTAAAGGAAAATCATGGAAAAAGAAACTACACCCACAACTCCTCAGACCCGAGAAGAAATTCTGGCATCATCTCTTGAAGCCCGTGAAGCAGAGGTCATGCACTACCAAATTAACATCGATAACTATACGTTGGCTTTGGAAGAAATCAGCAAGTTACCTCCCGATGAGCGTCATGATTTAAATGCTTTTGTTGAGCAGTTAAACACGCTGTACGCATCTGAAAAACTTGAGCAGAAGAAAGCCAAAATCATGTTAGCTGTCATAAAAAAGCAAGTGGGGTAATTTTATGTTTGCACTTATTGAAAATGGTGCGGTCAAGCAATATCCGTATAGCTTGAAAGAAATAAAACTTGCCAATCCCAATACCAGCTTTGCCGCTACAGTTACTGACGCAACAATGGCTGAGTATGGGGCGATGCGTGTTTACTTTTCTACACCGCCCGTTTTGTCAGATACACAAATTTCAGAGGAAGCTACGCCGGTATTTGATGCTGATGCACAGCGTTGGGCGCAAGCGTGGCAAGTGCGAGAAATGACAGCCGATGAAATTGTAGAGAGCACTACTAAAAAAGAAGCAGAACTTTTAGAGCGTAACACCATGCAAGCCATTGTTGTTAGGAATACACGCAACACAAAGTTGGCTGAATCTGATTGGACACAGCTTGCTGATAGTCCTGTAGACAAAGCAACATGGGCTACATATCGTCAAGCCCTGCGTGACATTACGGCTCAATTAGGTTTCCCTTGGGAAATCACTTGGCCTAACGACCCTAACTGGGTTGCTCCCACAGTTTAATCATGAAAGACTGGGCTGAAGCATTCATTGCGGCGGTCTGTATAGTGGCCTTCGTCATCTTTGGCACGTACATAATTGCATGGAGTTGGTCGTGATGTATGAAGTGGCTGTTGGTAATCTTTATGCTAGTGCCACAAACGTCCAGCCAGAAAAAGAAAGATGAATACCGCTGTGTGCGCTGGGCTTGGACAGGAGATGTGTATAACCGCAAAGTAGTATGCCTTGAGTGGCAAAAGGTTGAACGGAAATGATCGATCCTCTAACAGCCCTAGCAGGTCTAACAAGCGCCATATCGCTTGTTAAGAAAGCGGCAAAGGTGGCAAACGACCTAGGGGGCCTAGGCGTGATGGTTGCGCGTATGTTTGACGCTAAGAGCGTTGCACCC